CTAATGAAGGCGCACTAATCCCAGCGCTTGAGATTGTCGGTGCGGTAGGTGATGCCACAATACGTTAGTACTCCGATCAGTCGCCTAGAGGGTTCTCGCCGAGGGGTCCGACGCCGTAGCCCCCTCCTGAGATCGGAGCCGTAACGGACATCGTCATCGTCAATGGCCCATAGATCGACTGCGCAGAGACACTTACCGTGAGCACGCGATTACTCACACTGGATGAATAACTTGTAATCGCATTGACTCCCGGCGCATCGAGGATCGCTTCACGGATCACGGAGTCATAAAGGGGTGCGGGATATCGACCGAGAACCTCGGTCATCCACGGGACGCCAGCAGACAGATCGAGGAACCATTGACCGGTCCAGAGCTGTAGCGCCGTTCCGATGCATTGGGCTACCGCATTGATCGAATTGACGAGAAAGTCGCCCGTCCCACCACCACACACATAATCGCCGTTACTGTCTAATGCCCTTACCCTCATCCTTGCGCCGCTCCTGTTAACGAGCTGCCGGGCTGCACACCCGAGTGAACGTGATTCACAAGCGAGATATTGCTCGTTCCCGCCTGCACGTCCGTCGATGACGTAATATTTTGCGTAGCATGCACGGTTCCCGTGACGGTCACTGGACCGGTAATATTCACGCCGCCCGGCGCGACAACGTTGACGATGTGACCGTTCGGATCTAGCTCGACATACGCTTCACCATCGTTCGATCGAAGCTGTACAGTCGATGTCGAGACATTACTGATCTGCGTCTTTTGGCTGAACGGCCCGCAAATAGCGAAGCCGTCAGACATGTCATGAAGTCGGACTTCGGCTGGCACGTTGTTCGTCCCGCCGTTTTGCCACCAGTTGTCGATACAACGGCTCGCAAAGACGACGAGGCACTCATCACCAGCAGCAATAGGAAACGTCAGCGTAGCGCCGCCGCCGCGTTGCCAGACTATAGGTACATCGCGCAATACGGGGTAATTCGCCTGTTTCGTCGAGCCGTCCTTCTGCTGAATTACTCCAGAGACGGCGAGCTGAACGACAGCCGTGATTTGACCCTTCGCCGCTACATTCGTCGATTGGACGACGCCGGGCATCGCGGACCACACCTGCGTTTGAAACGATGCGAGCGCGAGCCGGATTACCTGCTCGGGATCGTCGTATCGTTGGCGTGTGTCAATCATCGTTACTTTCCAGGGACGGCGGTCAAAAACGTATTGCTAATGGGTAGCTGAGCTGACTTGTCCGTCGCGACACAGATCATCTCTGAGTACCAATCAGCTCCAGGACCGCGCGTATCTCCTACTTGAGTGAGCGCATAGACGCGATAAATGGAATTGTTCGACAAACTCGGATTCACGGGCAGCGTGAGATTAGGCTGCGCCCCCGTGTAAGAGGTTTGCGCGATATATTGCTGCGGGATCTGGACCAACGAGCCTTGCCGGATCGCCGGATTTAGGAAACAGCGAACATTCAGGCCGTCGAGCGTTTGTTCCGGTACGCCAATCAGCCCCGTCCGGGGTGTCAGAGTAACGACGTCGCCCGAGATCGGACGCGTATCCGTGCTCTCGTACAGATCGAGCACGCCGTCATGGATGCTCCAGATACGACCCACGGATGACGCGAACTGATCCAGGACACCCTTGATCGAGCCGTACAGGACCTTACCGCGCGGTAAGCTGGCACCCGTGAGCGCAGGAATATAGCCTGCAGTTATGTTGAAAGGCTGTAAGGCGGTCAGAATCCGGCTCAATTGAAACTGTGGCGTCGCTCCGGCTTCAAGCGGCTCGTTGATCGTCCCCCAGTTGTACGCTTCATCGCTATCGACAGCCGTGATTGTCAGATAGCTAGTCAGCGCCTCTTCTCGCCCCATCTTCAGATAGACGATCTGACCGACGAGGATCTGAGCGCATGTCGTGTTCAGATACCCTGCGGAAAGCGTCAGCGTCGTAAATTCCTGTTGGCTGAAGATCGCTTTTGCTGTGTCCGGGCTCAGATTGTAGACCGTGATCTCGGCGTTCTTCAGAGTGTTGATTGTCTGGGATTGAACGCGGAATTTGACCCTGAGTTTCGACAGATCGAGCGTATTACCCGAAGCACCCGAAACGACGAGCTTGCACGCCCGTAACCACTGCTGCTGATTTGTCGCTGACCCGATAACGGTCGTCGAAAACGTCGGTGATGGTGTTGTTCCCATAGGTCCTAATCCGTCACCACGAAATAAACGTGCGCCAACGAACCTAGATTCGAAAACGTCGGCACTGCGGAAGGATCACCGTCTGTGAGGACCCACAGGCCGCCGCCGATGCCCAGATATTGATACTGTCGGAGCAGATCGCACCCGGTGACGAGCGGAATACCCTGAACCAGCGGATTATTCGATGCGTCTCCAATGTCGAGCACCCATCCGCCGATGTCATCGACAGAGCGATAGATCAGCGTCAGGGTGTAAGTCGTCCCATTCAGCGAGATCGTGAACGTCTGCGCTTGTGGCGACAGCGGTATCTCATAGGCCGTGAGCGCCATGCTAGATAGCACCTCCCAGGCCTGTGATTGTGCTTGCTGCGGACGTGTTGCTCTGTCCAAGCTGCTGCGGACCGGTCGCAATAGGAGCAGCGGTATTCTGCGGATTCGCCTGATTCTGTGCCACACCCTGCAGTGTCGAGGCGGACTGCACCTGCGTATTGACGATCAAGACTTCCTGAAACAGCGCCTCGACCATCAAAGCGTTCTCGCTGTCGTGGTCCGTGACGACTTGCAGCTCGCGCAATAGCATGTTTTTGTACGTCCGCTTGCCCGTCGTGACCGTGAAGGGTTGCAGGTATGGCGGTGAGGACGTAGCGACTTGCAGAGCGAGTAACTGGTTATAAATGTCGGTGATGCTAAATGCGCTCGTTAATGTCGAGTCGCTCCAGGCGATCCGCATCGTGAGTTCGGCGGGATTCTTAAACGCGTGATCGGAAATCGGCGCACCCTGCTCGACAGGAATGCGCGTGATCTCCATAGTGTCTTTGTGGCGTTCCTCGATCGTGACGTCCGGGATGAGGATCGGACCTTGTGCGGGTTGGATGCTTCGTGTCGGGCTGCCGATCAGTACTGTGTCCAGCGCAGCAGCCGCCAATCCGATAGCGGTAAATGCCGACGCCATTACTGGACCCTCGGCTGAAGGTTACGAGTCAGCAAGCCGTTCGACGTTTGCAGGGAACTCGACAAGGCCTTCGCTGCTTCTTGCGGATTACTCGATCCCGTCACGGTCGTCGTTATGTGTTGTGTGATCTGTACGTCTCGCTGTGATGCACCACCGATCGCGCGATTAGCAGCAGAGCTGTACATGTCAGAGCTATACGGGTTCTTGCCGTTTTCAAATTGCACAATCGCTTGCTCAAGTCCCGCCAGCAGACGAGGATCACTTAGATTAAGGTGTGCATCAGATCCGAAGCCGAGACGTTTCGCGACATTCGCGATATACCCCTCGGTGTTGTTCTCACCCGCAGGAGCGTATTTCGAAATGATCGAGCGGATTGTGTCGATGCCGCGAGCCGCATACGAGCGAAGGAGAGCGCCGAGAGCATTCAGGCCATCTTGTGCGGTTTGAAATACAGCGAATCGGCCAGCAGCTTCAGCGCCAGTAGATCCCTGCGACCGGGCAAACTCGCCGTAATTGATGTTGCCGGGGTTGTTGTTCCTGATCCCGCGCGGCTGCGACGAGTCGCCCGGCGTCGGAGCTACCGACTTAAGCGCATCGCTGACATGCGAAGCGACAGGCTTAACTTTCTCTTTGAGGACGCCCCACAGTTCGCGTACCTTGCCGGTGAATTTCTCGCATCCTGCGACTAGATCATCCCAGCCTAGATCCTTACGGAAGGCATAAAATCCCGCAGCAAGCGCCGCAACGAGCGCGATCAGGCCGATTGGCCCGGTAAGCAATCCAGCGACGAAGCCGATACCAGTAATTACGGGCGTGAGAGCTACGACAAGTAGACCGAGGCCGCCTACAAGCGCAGCGAGGACCCCGACTACGGCAGCGCCTACTTTGATCGACGTCCGCTGCCCCTCTGTAAGGTGATCCCACCACCAGACAAGGCGTCCGAGTTGCTTGTCGAGATCGAGATAGTCTTTGATCACTGCCTTTGTTTGTGGACTGAGCTTGTCCCACGCGTTCATCAGGCCGACCAGAGCGCGATCCTTCAGGTTTTCGATCTGATCTGCGAGACGCTCCTGAGCGGCGGCAAGTTCTCGCGCATCCTTAACTGCGTCATCCGCGTTTTTGTGCCGCGCCAGAGACTCGTCGAAAAACTTCTGGAACTTATCGCCGGTAAGCAGATCGAGCGTCGTCGGGTCAATATGAAACAGCTCGCGGCCCATCGCATACTTCAGCGGGCCTTGCATCTGACTCAGTGACCGGACAATATCTCGGAAGATCGTCGCTCGATCCCGGAGCTGCCCGTTCTCATCGCGAGTAGCTACTCCAAGGCGTTGACCGACGATCGTCTCTAGGCCCGGCATAGTCTCCAGGCCTTCTTTAAGATGTTGGATCTGACTGAGTAATGTATTAACGAAGCCCTGTCCGCCCGTTTGGTCGGCAGCGTATTTCAGCGCTTTGAGGTTTGCTGCGGTAGTTTGGAGCCGCTGGCTCGTGAAGTATAGGCTGTCATTAGCTTCGACGATGTTGCGGACGAAGCTGACGACTCTTTCCGCCGACGCTTTGAGGCCTTCGCCCAGCTCGCGGACGGCTTCCGTCTGAATCGCGATCGAAGAGGCAAAGCGATTTAAGCCTCCGGTGTCAACCTTGAACCCGAGACTGACAAGGAAACTCTTGATTGTTTCGACGCTACTTGCCATTTGCGATCCTTTGGGCCGTTACGGTGTTCTCACCAACGACGTCTAGCGCTTCATTCATGAGCGCGATATCCGCTAAGTCGAGCGTGCCGTCTTTCAGAGACTCGTATCGGCACATACCCTTGATGGCGGGCCTCAGTAACCAGTCCATGCCCGCTTCGGGCAGGGATGCCCAGGCTACGCTACTGGACTCGCCGCCTGAGCTTTCTCGGCACGTCCTTGTATAAAACTGCCCAAAGAATCCTGCAGGACTTTGAAGACAATCTCGCTGATCTTCGCCGCGTCGTCGATGTCTTGAAACTGGAGCACCTTCCCCTGCTGATTCCAAACCGGCGACCATGCTGATCCCTGCTGTCGCTTCACGACGCCGAGACAAGCATGGAAGATAAAATCGACGTCTGCTTCGGGCATCGCAGCAATCGCTTCGGCTGCAGGTTCGAAGGCAGACAGCAAGGTACTGAGATCACCCCCTTTAGCTTCGTTCGCAGCAAGGATCGCCGGGAGAACCTTCGGAAGGACTCCGGCGAGCTTACGCGAGACATGAAGCTGCTGAAAAGCGTTCAGCTTTTCGGCGCGATAGTTATTACCACTGATTTCAAAATCGACCATCACTCGTCCTAGTAAGTGCCGAGCACGGAATTGAGCGATCCGGCATTAAATTCCCACTCCAGCATTGCGCCGTCTTTGTTGTACGTTTTCGTCGGGTTCTTTGCGAACGCGACGGAGGTGCAGGTATTGACGTCGCCCGATGCAGTGTCAGCAACTGTAATGACGTTCTGTCCCCAGAGACTCGCGCTCTGCGACTGCGCATCGTACATTGCCTGTAGCTGCGAATTGACGGGCGAAGTCTTCAGTAATCGAACGGTAAGTTTCGCCGACTTATCGGCTAACAGCGTGTGCATCACCTTACCGTCCGCTCCGACAGTCATCACGTCTTTTTCGCCTGCGGACTCGATCGTGATTCCTTCGTCAGCTACAGCAGCACCATAGCCGAGAGAGAAGGACCCGCCCGGACCTACGATCGACGCCTGAACGTTCTGAAATGAATAAGTGGCCATTGCCTATAACTCCTGGATTAATTGCCTACGTTGATGACACACGCGGCAGTGTCGATCGCTCCGGCGAGCTTCACGAGGATCTGGATCACTGGCGATTGACGCGCATCGCGTGCAGACAACGTTTGCGATGCGATCGGCGGCGCGTAACAAAAGTAGCCCTTTGCAAGCGTTTGACCGGACGCGATCGGACCGATTGCAGGACCCGTCCAGACACCCGGCGCAAGCAGACCGTCAGCGACAGCACCGCTGAGAACTTGCTCGATCGTCGTAAGGATGAGATTGACGCCCGCATCGGTTTGCGGCACCTTAGCGCCGGTGTACAGCAGCGAGAACACTGCCGTCTGAACCGCATTCGCGACGTAATCCAGGCCGATGACCGTATCGATGTACTGGCCGCTCGCGCACGTGCCCCATTGAATGATCGCGGTCGAATTGTTGTAATTCACGAAGACGTTGCAGTTCTTCGCTTTGAGCGCCGCTGCCTGCGTTTCCGTCAGAGTCTCGGGAGTAATTCCCGGTTCCTGTTGGAACATCAGGTTAATCACGGTGTTGTTCCCGCCGTAGTTGACGGAAGCGTTCCGCGCGAACAAACTCACTCCGGCATAAGGGCTGCTGGAGCTGTACTGACAAGCGGTATGGTTGAAACCGCCCTGTTGCACCAAGTAAGCGAGATCCGTAGTGCTCGTCGCCGACAGAGCGTTAGCCTCTTGAGTGGTAGGAACAAAGTACCGACGAGGGTTCGCGGCTTCGACGATCCCGCAGACGCTGACAAGATCGCTGTCGGCGGGCATTGAGCTTGCTGCGATAGCAAGGCCGTACCAGGCATTCGACATGCTGATCATCGTGCTGACAGCGCTCTCGATCGTTTCGGACGAGATACCCGCTACAGCCGTAGCGCCGGATGCGGCAGTCGAGCCGATCAGCGTGCTGATATCAGTACCAGCGCCGGTAGAGCCAAAGCTCACTGACGAGCTGGTCCCGGTGGTCGCTGATACGATCTCGAACCGGCTGTAGACCGAATTCCAGGTACAGCTCGCATGAGATCCAAGCGCAGTATTGATGAGCGATGCAACCCCGTTGAGGTTAGTAGCTGAGCTGAAGTTCAAACCGGCCAGATTGACCGTGGTTCCGTCGATCGTGAAATCTACACCGCCAGAGGTAACGGCGGTGAAGTTCGCGAGCGCTTGCTGGCTAGAGCTGAGGATGCCGCAATGAAGCAGGCCGGAAGCCGGATACTGCGCCCATCGACCGATCAGCAATGTATTCGGTTGAGGTGATTGGCTGTAAAAGAGATCGGCAGCCAGATACTCGGGGGCAGAGGTTCCGAAGTCGTTCGCCACCTGCGTTAGAGACGAATACGGGCGAAGGCGCTGCGATACGTCAATGACAGTCGAGGAGCCAAGTACAAGCAACGAGCCAAAGTTTTGAGTCGCTGGCGCTGTAGGCTGTAGATTTACACTGACACTGACAAGATCGGATACAGAGAGTCCCGGCATTAGTAACTGCCTTTCGGTCGAGATGGCCACACGCAAAGGCGGTGGCTATCTTGTTAGTACTCTTTCGATCTAGTCGTGGACCAGGACGGTCTCTGTATATGGCGGGGTATCGCTCGTGATGATACTTTCCGAAGATGCGATGTCAAGAATCGGATAAACCCGCACGATTTGACGCCGGAACGTGAGCGTCAGATCGTACCTGCGGCGGTATCGCTGATTTACGAGTTCCGGGACGGAGCGAATTACGCTCGCGTCGATCAGCCCGATAGCTAAAGCGTTGAGCGCTTCCATATTTTGGGGTATGCAGATACCGTCCCGAACGATCGACGCATTGCTCTGTCCGTCAGGACCATAGAAGCTGGCCGTAACTTCGATCCGCTCGTGGCGGTTGAGAGTGTCGGCGGATGACGAATGAGTAATGCTGGGCGAGTACCCCTCGGGCGTGATCTGCGTAACGCCGACTGCCGCCCAATCCTCCGTTAGGCCAGGCTCTTGCGGGGGTGTTGGTTGCCATCGAGGGCGAACCATATTGCCGGGTAGACCGGTTAGATTGACGACGAGCTGCTGAAAGATGCCGTCGAGAGCGAGATCCGTAGCTGGTGCTGCGGGAGTATCCCCCGGTAAGAGGTACCCGCCAGTGCTGCTATCGGCCATTACTTACCTCCTGCTACAGGCAGCAGCGCACACGTAGCCTCAACAAAACCAGCGCCGTATCGGGAATAATCCCGGATGTCTGTGACTGTGTACCGTCTACCGTTCCAGCTAATGACGTCCGCCGCTATGCCGTTTTTGCCATCCTCAAGTCTGAACTTTGTGGTTATTTGGATCGATCCGCTGACTCGTGACCCTTCTGCCTGGCGTTCCAGAACGGTACCCCGTACCGCAGTTAGGACCCCTGAAAACGGGATTAGATTCGGTACATTCGTCGCGAGACCGTTATCATCGACGGTTTGCGTGCTCCGTTCACAGACGAGCGAAGTGTCGAGAAACCGAGGATTCAGGAGGACATGAGTGACATTGAGTGACGGCATAAGTTACTTCTTTTTGTCCACCACGACATACGTAATTGAGTTTCGAAGCTGTCCCGTGACAATTAACGGTTTGTCACCCGAATGCCCGGCGCGTTCACGAGCTGCGACCGTCGCGGGTTTAAGCGGTACAAAGTCACCGTCTGTGATCGCTGCTCTGACGCTGTTCTGACCGATTAGCCCCGCTGCATTCAGAGCCTTTTCGACTTTCTTCGGATCGCGCTCCGTCGCTGCTTGTCCTGCTTTCTTCATCTGCTCCGTGATCTTTCCCTGGGCGTGCTCGATACCCGGGTGCAGAAATGGTCGCGCTGGTATGTTCGCTGCTGGAGCACCAAACTCGTGTATGTAGGCGAGCTGAGCGTTTGTAATCTCTGCGTCCTCATGCTCACCCGCACCCTCAGGTACCCCGATTAGGACATCCTTTTGCGCAAGCGCAAGGATAGCCTTGATCGATTCGGCGACGTTATCCTTTGTGACTTTAACGGACATTACTGAATTGCTTCGTTTAACTGCACGATTCCAGCAGCGCCGCTACCACTCGCAGCAGAAGTTCCGCTTGCCGCACCAGCAGAGCCACCATTCGCTGTTACTGTCCCGTTGTTCGCGATATACCAGCCGTTATCGATTACGCATCCACCGCCACCGCCACCGCCGCCCGAAGCGTTACCACCCGATCCCGCTAAGCCGTTATTTCCATTTGCGGTGATGCTCGCGCTCGATCCGATGTAAGTAAGCGCAGCGCGAATATCGATACTTCCGCCCCCAGCGCCGGACGTGCCCCCTGTATGTGTGCCGTCGCCAGCGCCGCTCGCTCCGTTCGCGCCAAAGCAGGCATACGGCCCGAGGCCATACCACAAAGTAGGAGGCGTGTTAATCGCCGTCGCGGTTCCTCCGGCAGTCGGAGATGATGTACCCGCAGAGCCACCGCTTGACGAACTTACCGGAAATCCGGGATCTAGTCTGAATCCGCCCGCCGCGCCAGCCGCAGAAGTCGATCCCGATCCGCCCGAGCCACCACCAGCGCCGCCGAATCCACCGGTGCCGCCAGCCGTTGCAGCGCCGGTTCCTCCGGCCTGAGCTGCCTTACCTTCACCATTTACGTTGATCGCAGAGGTTCCCATAAGAATTAATCCGTTTTGCGAAACGAACTTTACGCCGTAGCTGGTTATACTCGCGGCAGTCTGCTGCAGGGTTCCGCCCGTCATGATGACGACGGAGTACTGTTCATAACTGTCGATCGTCGTCGTACCGCTTGCGATAACTAATGCGCCGTTCGAGCCGTTTCCGAAATTACGGACGCGAGTGACAGGATCAAGCCGGAGGGGTTCCGACACTGCGACGTCAATCGTCGGTGTCGTTGTTACGTCCGCGAGCCCGATTACGAGGGATGCCTTCGCTGAGAATGAACCGCTCGCAGTTGTGCATTGCTCAGCGGTTCGCGATGCAGTGTTGTACCACCAGTGCGGATTAGTGCTGCTCGCGGACGCCGAACACGTAGGAGCAGTCTTTTGATACGCCGGTACGATCGTCGTGTAAACAAAGTCGCTCGATTGCAATGTTGCGTTTGTCGTGTCTTGATTCGCGATGATCCAGTATTGAGTCGTGCTGCCGGGCGTCGGAAGCGTGAGCGTGACATTACTATTGAGAATCTGTCGGACGCCAGCGATGTACATCACGAGCGTCGTAGTTCCGCCATTGATCGGAAGCGCCGCCGATGAGGCGGTTCCGAGCCAGTTCGGATGGCCGTTAGAATCTACCGAGCCGCTCACGATCGTGTCGTTTAACAGCGCCTCTTCGCCGGTTCCCAGATTTACTCCTGACGAATTCCCATTACCCGGAAACGGTGCGGGAAACCCATAGACCGAGGCCGTCGTCGTGACAGTGCTACCGGCAGGCTTCGTTGTATCGCCCGTGTAAGCTGGTGATTGACTCGCGGTCAAGTGGCCTCCGCTGTCGAGCGTCGCGACGCCCGAAGCAGCTCCGAACTGATTACCTTGAATCGCGGTATTCGCTGCCGTACCGTACGCCACAGCAAGCGAAGTACTGCCGCCCAGCGCGGGTGTTCCGCCACCCGTTAGGCCGGTTCCGGCAGTAACGCCGATTGTCGAGTACTGAAGCGCTGAATTGGGCACGGCAGATAGCCGGGAGTTGCTCAGCGTACCGCTGCTGATGTTACTTGCATTCGTCGTGTCTGTGGTCGCACTCGGCGCTAAGGCAGTGCCATTCACTTCGATCGCGCCACTACCTTTGCTCGTGAGGTTGACGTTTATGTTTGTGTCTGTACCAGCAGCGCCTAGAGCGACGGTAGCTGGGTTTCCGGTCGCCGCATCTGTGATGTTCAAGTAATCGACTGCGGAGGTGGTAGCGGTCGATTTGACACTCGCGTTACCGTTTGAGTCGTTCAGTTGGCCGACATTCCCGCTTGATCCGAGCGAAATTGAAGTGCCGTTGATTATCGTGGACGAATTCGCCAGAGCGGAGTTCGGTACGGCAGATAACCGGGAGTTGCTGAGAGTGCCGGACGTTATATTCGCTGCATTAGTCGTGTCTGTCGTGGCACTGGCCGCGAAGGCAACCCCACCGGTTTTAGAGCAGGTAACAGCGCCAGTGTTTGCGAGCGAGCAGTCACCCGACATCGCTACATCAGCCGGATTGTTGCTCGCGTTACCGACATAAAAATGGGTGCTGGTCAGTGATAACCGGGTCAGCGACAGTGATCCCGAGCTGATATTGCTTGCCGACGTCGTGTCTGTCGTTGCGGATGGTGCAAACGCTACACCTCCCGTTTTCGAACAAGTAACTGCGCCGGTATTCGCGAGAGAGCAGTCGCCGGACATCGCGACATCGGCGGGGTTATTGCTCGCGTTGCCGACGAGGAAGTGGGCGCTCGTCAGTGAGAGCCGGGAGGTCGAAAGCGTGCCAGCGCTGATGTTGCTGGCGTTCGTTGTATCTGTGGTCGCGCTAGGAGCCAAAGCAGTGCCGTTCACCTGGACGGAACCCGTACCCTTTGTCGCGAGATTCAGGCTCACGTTTGTGTCACTGCCCGTAGCCGAGATTTTGGGTGCGCCACCAGTTGCGGCATTCGTTACAGTCACCTGATTTACCGCCGAGGTCGTTGCGCTCGAAAGCAGAGTGCTGTTCCCGTTGCTGTCATTGAGCTGTCCGACATTGCCGGAGGAACCGAGCGATATCGCTGTACCGTTTATCGCTGTGCTCGAATGCGCTAAGTCCGAGTTAGGAATCGCCGACAGAAGTGTGTTAGAGAGTGTCCCACTCGTGATGTTACTCGCGTTCGTTGTGTCGGTTGTGGCGCTCGGGGCGAGGTTTGTTCCGTTAATCTGGACGTTGCCGGTTCCCTTGCTCTTCAGATTTAGATTTACGTTCGAATCGCTTCCGGCGCTCGCAACCGCAACTGTACCGGGATTTCCAGTCGCACCGTTCGTGATGTTTACGTAATCCACGGCGGAAGATGTCGCCGTGGACTCGACCGTTGGGTTACCGTTCGAATCGTCGAGCGTTCCGAGAAAGTACGAGTTACCGCCGCTCATTGCTTGTCCGTTCAGTGTTATGCTGCCGCCTCCGGTTCCGCATGCCGCGCCCGCATCTACCGTATTGCCGTTCCCGTCGTACTTCACACAGTCATTCAGTGTCGTCGGGCCAGTGGATAATTGAACCTTTGAGCCGTTCCCCTGCACGGAGGCGCTTACGATCTGATTGCTTGAGTTAGTGCCTACTACGGTGGCGGATGTCGGTAGTGAGCCACCATTTACCTTTCCGACTGTCGTCGCAGTGGAACCGGCGCTCGTTGTCATGTCGCCGGTGAAGGCGGGCAGTCTCGCTCCGGCGAGCGTTCCGCTTGAAATGTTAGCCGCATTCGTTGTGTCGGTTGTCGCGCTAGGGGCCAATGCCGTTCCGTTGATCTGTACCGAGCCGGAGCCTTTTGTCGCGAGGTTCAGGCTGATGTTCGTGTCGCTACCGGTCGCAGCGATCTTAGGCGTGCCACTCGTTGCAGCGTTTGATACGGTGACTTGGTTGACAGCAGATGCAGTTGCACTTGACTCGACAGTTGGGTTACCGTTTGTATCGTTGAGCTGGCCGACGTTACACGAGCTGCCGAGACTGCAGCTCACCGAGTTGATAGTGTGCGAGGCATTTGCAGCAGCGTAATCAGTCCCAGCGGTTGCACTGGAGAATCCGCCCGCACCGTTGCCCTTTAGGATTGCCGAACCGCTCGTCGCAGGAGCATAGTCGGTACCTGAGACAGCGGCGCTCGTCGTCTCGGCGCTCGTGCGCTTAACGATGCCGTTCGCGCCGGGATCTTGTAGAGCACCAGTGATGCGCGAGTCGTTACCGGCAGCGACTGTGCCGCTGGTTGTGCCGACGTTCTCCGTAGCTGAATTTCCGAGGCCGAGATTCGTTCGTGCCGTAGACGCACTCGCGAGATCAGACAGATTGCTCGACTTTTGGAGCGACGCGGCTTGTGCAGCCGAGGCAGCTCCAGCAGCATCGAACGCAGAACTGGCTTGAGTCGCTGCGCTACCGAGTCCGAGATTCGTCCGCGCACTGGATGTGCTCGCGAGATCCGATAGGTTGTTTGCTGTCTGCGCATAAGCGGAAGGCGACAGGCCGTTGAATTTAGCAACAGTCGGATTAGGGTATGTGCCGCTGAGATCGCCCCCGGCAGTGCCAGACGGCGGAAGAGCTGAAGGAGTGCCGGACACTTGCGAGTACGCAACCTGTGCGCATTGCGGAGTAGTTCCAGATACATTACCGGTTTCGTATTGATTGCTGGGACAGTTACCGATACCAGCATTATTCGAGTTCGCCAGAGCCGCATTTTGGGCCGTATAGCCGAGCGCGATTTGGAAGTAACTGGACGGCTCCAGCGCAGCAGATCCGAGCGTCGTCAGCTCAAACTCACTGTCTGTCGTGTTCCATAAATACGCCTGATTCGCAGCAGATGCAGCGCCAGACTTGACAGCATTGCCCTGGATCGAGGTAGCGTTGTTGCTTGTTGCCCCCGATGAGCACGAGCCGTTATACGTGAGCAACGGAGCGCCGGAGCTGCACCCAGTCCACAGAGCACCCAGCGAGCTAGGGAGAACCGCGATATCGCCAGAGCTATCGACTGTCAGGCCGGAACCGGTCGGGACCTTAACCGCACCGACTGTTGTACTCGTCGCGACCGGATACTGCTCAATCAGCAGCGGGGTTGTCGAGCTGGGGTAGTGATCAAAGTCGCAGCCGCCGCTATTGCACCAGGAGTTCACCATTTGCACGCATTGACCCGCAGCGGGCGGATTATGCGATTTACTGCCATACACCACTCGTCCGGCTTCGTCTGTGATGTAGGTGCGATAGCAAACGTTTGCGGGTTGCGTCTGTGTCGAGTCGGCGAGCTTAGTCGAGAATGCGCCAGCGATGATTTGAGCGCTCGTAACAGCCGGTACCACTTGGCCGCTTGTGGTCGTGAACGGGACTGGATTACCGTTGTTATCGGTAGGCTGGAACCAGATCGTACCGGAGAGCGGGTTACCGCTCGCGTCCGTAACGCTTGAGGCGGTCACGGGACAGAGCGGCTGTGAGCACACTTGCGCCTCAGCTCGGGATAGGACGAACAATAACGGGATAAGAAGGAGAAGACGTTTCAGCATACTAACTCATCGAGTTAGTACAGTAATTAGAGCTGTGAAGCCCCAGCGCCCATCAAGCGCATGAGCTGAAACAACCGCTGGCCGTAGCTCGTCGCGTTCCAGTTCCCGCCGCCGTCCGGCGCTGATGTCTGCACGTCGTAGCTGACAGAGACACTGTCTACCGCTTCTGCAGTAGCAAGCCCCCGAACTTCGCCGGGAATCCCGCCCACTGCCTTTGTGCTGCGATCCCGGGCTGAGAGTACGAGGTAATGAGCCGTCGCTAGTTCCTGAGCTGTTTGGAGTAATGTACCCCAGCGATCGAGCGAGTCTTGGAACAGCGTCGTCGCGACGGCCATCCAGGTCGTTACGACGGCGTCAGGAAACAGAATCCCGTCATTAAACTCCGGAAAGTCAGCCCGAAACGATGCGACAGTTAAGGCCATTTACTTCTTGGCCTTGCTGGTCTTTCCTTTTGTGAGATCGGCGTCGAGCTTCTCGGCTACCTTCTCTACATCCTGGACGGGTGCAGAGTCTTCGACAGCCTTGCCGACTGAGTCAGCAGCTTCGTCGGCGACCTTCTCGGCAGCTTTCTCGGCTTCTGCTACTGGGTGCGCATCCTTCGCGTCATCGGCGACTTTCTCGACATCTTCGACCGGGCAAGAATGGACGAGCGTGTACCAGTGACTCGCAACGAACTCTTCAACGTCGTGAACGCCCTTCTTGAACTCGCGGATGCTACCGTCTGCGAGGTGCAGGACAAAACCTTTGAGTACTTCGATCTTTTTCATCTGATAGAGCGCTCCTGTAGCTCGTGCGCCGGTCGTTACTGATTGTTACGGCGGGACTGGATCAGCGAAACGAGATCGCTCACTGTACCGGCGCTCTTCGAAATTGTGTAAGGCGCGGCCATCAAAGCAATAAACATGCCGATGATCGTCGGCAGGCCGCCCATCCAGAGAGCCAATGTCGCCGTATCCTTCAATTCGTTCATATGCCGGATGATCGAATGAAGTTCATACATGCCGAAGATCGCGAGCAGGAACATCAGCACGCGGGCGCTAGAAATCGAGCCTTCTGCGGATGAGAATATGCTCTCGATGTCAGTCACTATACGTTTGAGTACAATTCTCATCGGGTGCTGTTGATGAACCCCCGCTCACGGATCTCATTTCGTGAGCGGGGGTTATGTCTTAGATCGTGTTTCTGCTATGCGAACGGCTTAGATGCCGTCGCCGTATGCCAGCGTCTCGGGGTAAACAACTTCCACGACGCCGAGCTTGCCGTAGTACGTTACTGCTTGATACAAACCGTGGAATTGCAGCGCGGTTCGTTGCAGCGGAACCATCGGAAACCGAACATAGTTCTTTTCTTTCGTGTAGGCGACCATGCGGTTGGTGCTTGAAGCGCCAGCGCCGACGAGCCACTTGACAGGGTTGATCTCCAGAGGACGACCGTTCAGCGCAGCGCTGATGCAGTTCTCCTTGAGGTACTTGAGCACGCTTTGGTTACCCGCAGTGCTGACGATCGCACCTACAAGGACATTGAACTGATTGGGCGGTAGCAGCAAATGAGTCGGAGCGAAGGCGTAGCCCGTAGCAGCCCATGCAGCCGTTAGGACAGAGTCAACGTCCATCAGCATGTTCGCCGGAGCCGTGGTTATTGACCAGCTACCATTCGGTACATTCGACGCACTCACTGAGGCGTTGTTAGCGAGCCCTTTCACGTTAAGCTGAGTGTCACCGACATATACTTGCTCGTCGATGTCCATCTGATGCTTTAACTGGATGCCACGGAATTTCTGCTCATCGATCGGACGACCCACCTTAATCGCCGATTCCAGCTCCATGATGGTGTACGACAGCTCCATCGACCAGGGCGTCAACAGATTGACAGTCTTGCTGATGTCAACTTGCATCCCAGGGATTGCCGTCGAGTCTTTACCCGCCCATGCCTTCCCACCGCCGTTGCCCGAACTCGGAAGAGCGACGCCGCCAGCGGCAGCGAAACTGCTGTTAGTGAACGACGTAGAGTCGTCAGACATGCTCACATCAGTACGGAGATCAATATCTCGGGACCATGAGACGCTGACGAGCGGCTCGTGCATTGTCAAGTCGAGCCTTTCAAGCTCGCCAATCATAAACGCGCCGGTCGTGTCGATCGTGCGTGCATCAAAAGTTTGCATAATAGTTACCCTTCTTAGCCGTCAGGCTTAGATATTGAACGCCACCTCGACGTATCCGTTTGCGTCTGCCGGACCCGTGAAATACGTATTGCCGGATAGCGCGATACAGTTGCTCGTATCTGAGACACCCGCCTCGACGTCGCCGATTGCTTTGCCGCTCGATCCAACTGCCGTGCGGACATACACTGTACCGTCTTTCGCTGCAGTTCCGCCTGCGAGCTTCACGCTGATATAACCGCGTCGGAGACAGTCACCCATTCCGCCGTTTTGGGGAGGCGTCGCAGTGCCAATTCCGTCGCTAGTACTCTGATTGCTCGACGGGAACGGTCGCACAATGAACCCGAATACGGCGGTGTCTCCGGAGGCGATGGGCCGGAACAGTTGCGAGCTGCTGTCGATCGTGCCGGGCAGCCCGTACGCGCTGAACGGAGCGGACGAACTAAGCTGAACAGGCTCGACGGTCGAGTTAGCTGCTTGTCGCGAGATCGCGCCCGGAAATCCGGCGGCCATTCTATACAAAATTGCGTTGGACATTAAAAGATTTCTCCTGGTTACTTACTGCTGGGCGTCCTTGCGTGCCCAAAATTCTGCATTACGCTTGTTCATCGCGCTGATCTGCGTCGCCATGTCTTTGGCTTTCCCGTTCGCGTCTTTCACTGCCACGGGTGTCAGATTGTTACTGCGCTTCAAAATCTCAGAAGCTCCGACAAACGCAGCCTTCATCGCGTCGCATGTGAGCGATTTCAGACTCGGGTTAGTGCCGACGAACGGGGTAAGAGCATCACGGCCCTTATCTGTGCGAAGAGCTTGCGCCATCGCACGACGGCGGAACAGACAGAGACTGTCACGAACCTTGTTGGGATCACTCGCCGCATCGACGGTGGGTAGCTTCATGCCGGGCGCGAGAATCTCGGCGCGGCTGATGACATCCTGGATTTCAACCTGGATCGAAGCAGCATCGCGCGACTTACCTTTGTCGGCGGTCTGCTCTTCGTCGTCCTCATCCTCGTCGTCGCCTTCATCGTCCGAGGTAGCCTTCTCGCCTTCTTTGTTTTCGTCGTCCTTTTTCCCGGACGCTTCATCGGTCGTGAGCTTTGCTTCCAGCGCTTCGATGCGGGCGACTAGTTGCGCGAGTACGTCGTCATCCTTTGACTTCTCTTCCTGCTCGTCCTCGGGCTTCGTCTCTTCGTCCTTGACTTCCGCCTCTTTGCACGCCTCATCGAGTGATCGATTAAAAGCTTTGCGGACAGCGTCGATAAACTTGTTCTTCATTGAAACCCCGGAATTAGTGGCGTCATTAGGTAGTACTGTTTTTTCATTTGCGGAGGCAGAATCACCCACCGAGCAGACAGCACCGCATCTACCTTCGCCGGTGAGCAGGGCGAGATGATTACCTTTGATCGCTGTCTGTCGTCCGTAGCCGTTACCGTCATCGGCGTAGTTCGCGTCGTATCCCGCTGAGACTTGCTCGTACTCTTCGGATTCGATGCCCGCGATCGCTTGCTCGTCCGTGATCAGTAAGTCGCCGATGAGCAGATGATCCAGAATGCCTTGACCTTGCCGAACGTCCAGCACGATGCCAACCGCGAGATCCTTCCAGTTGGACGGGTCTACGTCGTCGGCGGGATGCTCTAGCGTTACTGGGACGCCCTGGAAGCTGCGGATCGTGTCGGGATGAAATACGACAGACGCGTCTCGCTCGATGCGGATCAGGCCGTCGCCGCCCGGCTTTACCGGGATACCGTCGAGAGGGCTGTACAGCATCGTGCCTGTACGCCCGAGTGGGACATCGCGGAGGACAAGATATCCCTGTGAGGTTCGCTCGCGCGTGTTGCCGATCTGTTCAGACAGAAACTGCATCTCATGTTGTTAGTACTCCGTCGCGCGAGGCTACTCGCCAATCACAACCTCTGGGTAACAACGACAGCGCGGCAGGCAACCAGCATGACCGGTCATGTTGTCCAGCGTCGGTGGCGAGTCCCAGCGAACGAATCGGCCTTGCATCCGTTTGTGAGACTCCCGCACATGGCTGTCTTTTGCCGTCCGCCATACATACCCTTCACTCCCGATATGTTCGGCTCTCGCCTGTGTCATGGCTGTAGCGGCTCGGCTTGTCTCCGTTAAGGCGATCAATGTCGCACGGCTCTTCGTTACTTCTGACGTTCGCATGATCTCTTTGGCGATCTCGGCCGCGCGAGTGCTGCCCTGACCCTGGATGACGAGATTATGGACTCGTTGAGCCGCATCGAGTGGTAATGACTTAATCAGATGAACCTGATCCGCCATCAGCCCCCGCATTGCTTGACCTGTCGGTGCGTTCTCAATCTCGTTTCGGAGCGCGAGCGACATACCTTTTGTGATTTCTCTCCAGGCCTTGATATCGCGATGGGCTACAGCGGCGAGCATCTTCTGAGCGACGACACGAGCCCAGCCGTCGAGCGCTTCGCTGTACTTGAGCAGAGCTTCTGCGAGCCGTGGGTCACTGGGGTCAGGGAAGGCGCGGACTAACTCGCCCACGTGCGCAGCGACTTTACGCAGAGCACGTGAATATTCGAGCGCCGGACCTTTAGTTTTGACGGGGTTTGTCCGCTTCGTCATCGGGTACTTCCGGCTCGGGTGGTTCGGCTGTCTCTAGCTCTTTGATCAGTTCGTCACTGATGTGGGTGAACACCCCGGTAATTTCGCTCGAATGCCGTAGTTCTTGCGCCGCAGTCGGAGCGTCGATGATGCCCTGACTTTCAGCCGTGCAGATCGCAGTCGTCTTTTGTGCTGCGATGTTGGCCTTGTCTAGCTCAGACATCTCTTTCAAAGGCCGGAATTTGAAGGCGAAGGCGTCCTTCGGTGCTTTGGCGAATTTGCTGCGGTAAGTGACGTCAAGCAGCAGATTCAGAGCTGTGCGGAGCTTTACCTCTTGTTGCTGATGGATCTCACCGTTGTAGTTCTCCAGATCGCTCTCACCCGTTGCATTCAACCCGGCTGGTGATTGACCGAACAGTTTCGTTAGCGGGATACCGAGTGAGCCGCTGAGCTGCTGGCCGAATTGAAGCAGGATGTCGTCCAGGCCGGAAAAATTGTAAGTCTGGACCTGGAACTCGTCAGTGCCGTCGATTACGCTGAGACCCTCGTTTGTCTGCATCAGTCGCAGCATTTCGAGGGACTTCAGCAATCCTTCCAGCGCCGGGCCGCCTTGCGCGACGATGTCGCGATAGCCCTCGATCTTCATCGTTCGCAGGTGCGCTTTGTACACGAGCTGCGCAGCGCCGGTGCTGGCTGAGTCATAAGCGAGCAAGCGATCGTACATCCGCTCGATGACGCTGATACCCCATCCCTGTTCAGCGACGCGCCTGTAATGCGGCACAGGCTGACCCTCGATGCGGATGACCCGCGAGTAATGAATCTTGGCATTCGGGAGAGCCATCAAGGGATCTGAAAAGGTGGTGTAGAACTTGGGTTTGCCGAGATCCGGGCCATATTCAGTAACTAGATTCGACAGGCTCGGCTGAACCATCCAGCGGTCCAGCACCACTAACCCTCGAAACTGATCTTTGCCGATAGTTTCGATGCGGAGGGGGGTCTTGAGGTCTTGCCCCTCGATCAGCAGGACGGCGATCGCGCCGCCGTAAAGTCTTGACCACCGGATTGTGTCGCAGATACGATCCCAGATTGCGAGCCGTACCCACTCGGACGTAATATCTTCGATCTGATCTACCTCATCCAAGCTTGTGATCTCGATGCCCTTCTTGGTCATGTCCTCCGCAAAGCAATCGACAGCTTTTGCAGCGATCCAACTGGAGGTGTAAATATTGTCGAGATTCTGTCGGTTGTGACTGATGAAGTCGAGACTGTATCTGCCCTGAGACGAGATGTTATTCGTCTGATGCCCTAGCCGGGCGGCGAAGTTCTGAAAACTGTCGTTTGTCGCTTTAGTCGGTTTACCGCGTGCAGGTGTGATGGTCTTTGTCCGGCTTTGCTTGATCTTGGGCATCACTGAAGAGAGTCAAAAGTCGGAAATCGACTATTCGCCCCCTCGGTAGTGACCCAGATTCCCGATAAGAGCGAGCCAAACGACCCTTATGCCGAGTGGATCGGCATGCCCAGATACACGAATGAGGACAAATCAGGCGTTCAGAAGGTAGTCGTACATTTCAAGACTTTCGCTGACGTCGAAGAGTTCGCCCGGCTCGTCGCTCAAAAGATCACGAAGAAAACAAAGTTTATATGGTTTCCGCGTGACGAGGACGAACCACCGTCGCATTTTAAGTACTTACCCGAATAGATGCAGCCGCAGTTTCCGCTCTTTATCCCTACGCTCAGCCGGGCTGACAGTCGCCTCACGATCAAGGCGCTACAGCGCATGCGCATCGATAACTGGTATGCGATCGTCGAGCCGCAGGAATGTGACGCCTATGCTGCCGTGATTCCACGCGATCACATTATCGTGCTCGATCTGGAATACAAACGCACTTATCAAACACTGGACGACCTCGGGCTGACTAAAAGCGTAGGCCCTGGGGCAGCGCGTAATTTCGCGTGGGACACGAGCCTAAAGATGGGTTACTCATGGCACTGGGTGATGGACGACAACATCAGAGATTTCTTACGCTTCACCGACAATCGTCGTCATGAGGTGCTGTCGGGCGGTTTCTTCCGTGCTATGGAAGACTTCTGCCTCCGCTATGAGAATGTCGGCATGGCCGGGCCGAACTACCGTATGTTCGTACCCCGGAAGTACAAGCGAGCGCCGGTGTGCTTCAATACGCGGATTTACTCGTGCAACCTGATCAGAAACGACATCCCGTACCGCTGGCGCGGTCGCTACAACGAAGATACGATCCTATCGCTAGACATGCTGCGGGATGGCTGGTGTACGGTTCTATTCAACACGTTCCAGCAGAATAAAATGCGGACGCAACTGGTCAAAGGTGGGAATCACGCGGTTTTCTATCAGAATGAAGGCACTTACCCGAAGAGCAAAATGCTGATCGACACCTACCCCGAATACGCTCGGCTCGTCACAAAGTACGGACGCGATCATCATCACGTCGATTACCGACACTTTGCGGGTAACCGGCTACGGCTGAAAGATGGGCTGGTGATCTCGCCGGAGCCGGACGAATACGCGATGATCCTGCGTCGCGTCGTCAGCGCTTAGATTTCTTAGATTTTTTCGGCGAATGTTTTCGGACGGATCGACGCCGGATCAGCGAACGATAGCCCTCGGGCGGCTCTGGCATTTTACCGAAATCGGACGGGTTACACGCCAGGCATGGTGCGCCAGCGCCGCCACACTTACAACCGCCTTCGATGCCCCAAGGGCGATCTGGGTGATCTTCGCAGACAAACCG